TCTACAAAAGAAAGGAAATTATATAAAGGAACATCGCCATAATAATACTCAGTTCTCTGGAGTGTTCTACTTACAGACTCCAGAAAATAGTGGCGATATTATTTTTACCACAAGAAACGCTACTTGGATCAATAGTTATTGGGAACCATCTCTTACTGGATATGATGATCTGAATAGTTTTGAGAAGAGATTTAGACCACAACAGTGTGGTATATTTCTTTTCCCTGCTCACCTAGATCACTATGTAACTCCATCTCATTCGGAGGAGGAAAGATATAGTATCTCATTCAATTACAATCTCGATGGTAAGTTCTTTGGAGATTGTAATAATCATCTAACAATTAAAGTATTATGATTCTACCAGGCTCCACAGTTAAAGTGATTGATGAAAATTCCATCTACAGAGGTTACGTTGGATGTGTTCAAAGAATACAGGGTCGTAAGGCTGCTGTTCTTTTAGACCAAGATGGAACTCCTTGGGATAAGATGATCACTTTTAAACTTTCTGATCTTGTAGAAAAGACAGAAGGTTTTCAATACTATCCTAAAAAGAAATGAAAGTATTAGTCACAGGACATAAAGGTTTCATTGGCAGTCATGTCTTTGATTTTCTGAGTGACATCTTTGATGTTGATGGACTAGATAGACCAGATGACATAGAAAATTTTGTAGACGTTGGGTGTGCAGACTATGATATCATAATTCATCTAGCAGCCTATGCTGCACTCAGAGATAGTGTAGATAATCCTGATAAATTCTGGGAGAACAACGTTGAAAAATCTAAACCCATATTTGATTATTGCAGAAAGTATAATACTAGGTTGTTGTATGCAAGTTCTGCTGGTGCATATGGTTGGTGGCAGAACCCCTATGCCATGACAAAGAAAGTAAATGAACTCATGGCTCCACCTAACAGTGTGGGTATGAGATTTTTTAATGTCTGGGCAGAGGAAGGTAGTAGAGATGATATGTTATATGAAATGTTGAAACAAGGAACTGCAAAGTATATCACAAGACATGAGAGAGATTGGGTTCATGTATTAGATGTTGTCAGAGCGATTGCAACTTTGATTCCCAGTTCATTTACAGGCACGATTGATGTTGGTACAGGACAGACCACATCTGTTATAGAACTGGCAAATGCAATGGGTATGGGTCATCTTCCTATCAAGGAAGACACACCTAATGAACCTGACTCATTGTGTGCTGATGTGGAACCTCTCATGCAACTCGGTTGGTTTCCAACTGTGAATATTTTAGATACGGTCATTGCGAAAACAGTGAGTGTGTGATACACTAAATAAGATGAAGTTTATTTCAAACTTGTATGGATAAGAAGACAGCACTTGTATTGGGTGCAGGCGGCTTCATTGGAAGTCACATGGTAAAACGATTACGATCTGAAGGGTATTGGGTTCGTGGCGTAGATATTAAGTACCCCGACTTTACCGAGAGTGCTGCAGACGAGTTCATTCAAGGTGACTTAAGAGAAGTAGGTTTAGTTGCAAGAGTATTAGATGTCGAAGGAGATTCCTTTGATGAGATTTATCAGTTTGCTGCAGACATGGGTGGAGCTGGTTACATCTTTACAGATGAACACTCTGCTGATATCATGCACAACTCTGCTTCAATCAATCTAAACGTATTGAATGAACAAGTTACACTGAATAGATTGTTAGGTGTAAACAAAACAAAGATATTCTATTCTAGTTCTGCATGTATGTACCCAGAACACAATCAATTAGATCCTGACAATCCTGACTGCCGTGAATCATCAGCATACCCAGCAAACCCAGACTCAGAGTATGGATGGGAAAAACTATTTTCCGAACGTCTCTACTTGGCATATAACCGTAACTATAATATTCCTGTCTGCGTTGCCCGTTATCACAATATATTTGGGCCAGAAGGAACATGGGATGGAGGAAAAGAAAAGGCTCCAGCAGCTATCTGCCGCAAGGTCGCACTACTCCCAGATGTGGGAGGAACGAGTGAGGTGTGGGGTGATGGCTTGCAGACAAGATCCTTCCTCTTCATCGACGAATGTATTGAAGCAACCAGAAGACTCATGGCTTCTACCTTCCAAGGCCCCGTAAACATAGGATCGGAAGAAATGGTTACTATCAATCAGTTGGTAGAAACTGCAGCTAAAGTATCAGGTAAAGTTGTGACAAAGATGCATAAACTTGATGCACCTCTAGGTGTTCGTGGACGTAACTCAAACAACGATCTTGTAAGAGAGAAACTTGGATGGGATTATTCACAGACTCTTGAAGAAGGAATCGCCAAGACTTATGCTTGGATCTCTGAACAAATTAAATCTCGCCAACATGGCGTAGTTGACATTACATCAAAGGAACTAGAACATGCCAACAGTAACTGATAAGACTATCAAACTTGATAAGGATGCAATCAAAAGTTTAGATATATCTGATCTAGCAAAGCAATCTCTAAACTCAAATGACTGGCTTACTGCTGGTCAAAGTGAGTATAGATTATATGCTTGGTTATCCACACAATTTAATAATACTACCATTCTAGATGTTGGTACAAGGACAGGCGGATCTGCTCTAGCACTTTCTTATAACGATAAAAATAAAGTTATAAGTTATGACCTAGTAGAGCAGGGCGCCTCTTCTGGTATTAGTAAAGATAATGTTGAATTTAAGATTCAAGATTTTCGTGAAGATGACACTCTAGATTATGATAATATTTCCATCATAATGATTGACGTTGATCCCCATGATGGCACAGCAGAAGAAGAAATGTTTGAATACCTAGAGGAAAAAGGATGGAAGGGACTTGTCTTACTTGATGATATTGGCCCACAATGGCCTGAGATCGAAGATTTCTGGAATAGAATTACATTCCCTAAAATCAACGTAACTGAGGTTGGACATATGAGTGGAACAGGTTTAGTAAATTTTGATGAGAAACATAATATTTCTTGGCTCTGATGGAGGTTGTTATTACAGACATGGATTATGAGGATATGTATTACGAAGCAAAGTCTCGTAAGATTTTAGTATTGGGATCAGGTGGTCAAGTGGGAGCATATCTTACCGACTACCTTCGTCGTATGGGGAATGAAGTTCTTGAGTTTGATATCACTAATGGTAGTGAACAGGATATGACTATCATTCCAAACGGTGAACTAGAAGCCAAAATATACATGGCAGATTTTGTGTACTTCCTTGCCTTTGATGTAGGGGGATCACGATATCTTAAAAAATATCAACATACTTTTCAGTTCATAGATAATAATACAAGATTGATGGCAAACGCTTTTGGTCTTATTGAAAAATATAATAAACCTTTTGTATTTGCATCATCACAGATGAGTAATATGTCTTACTCACCCTATGGTGTATTGAAAAGAGTTGGCGAACTTTATACTAAGTCTCTTGGTGGATTGATCGTCAAGTTTTGGAATGTGTATGGTATTGAAAAAGACCATGATAAAGCACATGTCATTACAGATTTTATTCGTAAAGGGTTTGAAACTGGTGTCATAGATATGATGACAGATGGAACTGAAGCAAGAGAGTTTCTCTATGCAGAGGACTGTTGTGAGGCGTTGGAAACTGTCATGGAGGCATACCATGATCTTCGTTCTGACGATGAACTTCATATTACTACTGGCGAGTACACAACTATCTTGAAAATCGCAGAAGAAATTAAGTTATTATTTCTTAGTATTGGAAAGACAATTAGAGTTACGCCAGCACAATCGAAGGATGAAGTTCAGAAAGATGCTAGGAATGAACCAGATTCTTTCATAAAGAAATTCTGGCAACCTAAAACATCTGTTCCAGAGGGTTTAAAAAAAGTATTCGATGAGATGAAAAAAGACTATGATTCCTAATGAAGAAGAAGCCTTAATTAAAAAGGCAATGGAAGCTGCCAAGAAGACCCCACAAGGAATGGACTTCCCTATTCTTGGCCCTGAGCAAAAGTTTCCAATAAATCTATACTGTAATGATTCTCTAGAACCATCTACATCAGCAAACAATAGATCTGTATATACAAGATGGATTCGTAATGGAACTGGTCTTGTAAATCTATATGTAAATGGAGAGGCACTTAAAGTTTTAGAAGATGATTCTGATAAACCTAAATTTATTTGGTTGTTAGAATCTAGAGAAATTATTCCAGATCAATACAAATTTATAGAAGATAATTATGACTTTGTTGCTAGTAGGGTTGATGGTATCTTTACTGCTGATCAGAGACTCACGCATGAGGTTGGCCCTGATGGCAAATTTCTTTATTGTTTGTCTAATGCTGCTCCTTGGGTTATGGATAGAAACATCTATACCAAATCCAAACTTGTTTCCATGATCGCATCTAATAAAGGATACACAGAAGGACATCGCCGTAGACTCAGAGTTGTTCAGGCATTTGCAGATAAGTTTGGACAAGATGATCTATATGGTTGGGGATTGACACATGAGTTACCATTGAAAGAGAAGTCTAGAGGACTTGCTGATTACATGTTCTCTTTTGCCTGTGAGAACGCAAACTATCCAACATACTTCACTGAGAAGTTGACAGATTGTTTTGCATGTGGTACTATCCCAGTATATTATGGAACTGCTGGAGTTGCTCAGTATTTTGATCCTGACGGAATTATATTCTTAAATGAAAAGTCTCCTTGGGAAAATATACCTTGGGACAAACTCACACCAGAGTATTATGAATCCAAGAAAGATGTGATACAACAAAACTTTGAGATTGCTCAGTGTATGAGGGTCGCAGAGGATTACATGTATGGAAATTATCTCTATCAACTAGACCCACTTAGAAACCAGAAACCACAAGTAGTATGAGTAAAATTATTGACGTATCTGCCACTGCTATTCAAGATGACCGCAGTGGATGGCAAGCAGAAGATCAAATTGCTGTAGAATATCTTGAAGCATGTAAGGAGGCTGTAGCATCCGATGATGCCTTTGCAAACTTTAAATCTAATCCTAAGTACAAAACTATTTTAGAACATGTACTTAAGGATCAAGGACAATCCTATCTTAATATCTGTAAGGATATGAATGAAGATGCAGTTTGGGATAATCTTGAGGCATTCAAGGAGAATGATAAGATTGGTAATCCAGAATTGTATCCGTATCCAGGCATGCAAGGTACAATATCTCCTACTACTTTGAGATATATGAAGAATACTTTTGAGATGGGATTCTTACTTGATGGTGCAGAGGTTGGTAAAGTTGTTGAAGTAGGTGGTGGGTATGGTGGATTGTGTAGAGTGTTGAGTAAAGTGTGTGAGTTTGATGAGTATATTCTAATTGATTTACCAGAGGTATCTGCTTTACAAAGAAAGTATTTGGATCAGTTTCCTGATCTAAAAGACAAGGTAACTTGTATCTCTTGCACAGAGTATGAAGAGATCAAAGATGTAGATCTTTTCATAAGCAACTATGCCTTATCTGAATGTGATTTACCCACACAGATGGCATATTATGATAAGATTGTAACTAATTCAAAGTATGTTTATATGATATACAACCTTGTCAATTTTAATGAAAACTACTATAATGATTTTATAGAGAGAATCAAAGCGGACTACACATTTGATGTAGGTCGTGATTATGAGAACACAGTAATTCTAGCAACTAAAAAATGAATCGAGTAAAAGATTATCGATCATTGGCCATAGATGTAGTCGGATGGTTATGTAAGTATGCCAATGATAACAATGTACAAAGTTTTGTAGTAGGAGTTTCGGGAGGAATAGATTCTGCCGTGTCTTCTACTCTTGCAGCAAAAACAGGTAGACCAGTTTACGCCTTGGGTATGCCACTGAACCAAAGTTAAGATCAAGAGACATTATCAGACTCTCATCTATACTGGTTAGAATGTAACTATCCTAATGTAAAAAGATTGAAAGCAGATCTTTCAGAAACTTACGCAAAGTTGATGACAGATTTGACAAAAGAATTTACAATGGAGTATACTGGTAATCCCATGGCAAAAGCCAACACTAAATCCAGATTACGAATGGTGACATTATATCATGTTGCTGCGAATGTAAATGGTATAGTGGTGGGTACAGGAAACAAAGTGGAGGATTATGGAGTCGGTTTTTATACTAAGTATGGTGACGGTGGTGTTGATATCGCCCCTCTTGCTGACCTTTATAAAACCGAGGTCAGAGAACTCGGAAGAGAAATAGGAGTGATACCAGAGATCATTACTGCTACACCTACAGATGGTCTGTGGGAAGATGGTAGGAATGATGAAGACCAAATTGGTGCATCGTACGAACAATTAGAAGAGGCAATGGAAACAGGTGCAGGGCCTGGATTGGAGGCACTTCAAAAGTTCTATGCACAAAATAGACACAAGATAGATCCTATCCCAACATACAAACTAGAGTATTTAATTTAACAATGAAAATTGGTGTTATCGGAGCAGGGAGACTCGGCATTTGTTTTGCCCTTCTTGCTGAGTCCGCTGGTCATGATGTATATGTTTCTGATATAAATCCAACTTATGTCAATAAACTTACTGCTAAAGAACTTTATAGTAATGAACCAGAGGTAGAAGATCTCTTGCTTCGATCAACAAAACTTAGAGCAACTACGAGTAATAGTAATGTCATAAAATCTTCTGATGTTATTTTTACTTTTGTACCTACGCCATCTTTAGATGATGGTAGTTATGATTGTAGTTTAGTTGATGATGTTGTGTGTGATTTAATTAGATCTCCCAACTTAGAAGGAAAGAAATTTATCATAGGTTGTACAACTAATCCAGGCTTTGTAGATAAGGTAGATCAGAAATTAGAAGGAAGAGGTATAAGTGTATTCTATAGTCCTGAGTTTGTGGCACAAGGTACAATTATCAGAGACATGAAGAACGCAGATATGATTCTGTGTGGAGGTAGAGATGATGAAGGATTTGAGTTGATAAAAGAAATATATCTTTCATTCATGGATAGTCAGGTCAACTTCTATCCCATGTCTAATACTGCTGCTGAGATTACAAAGATTGGAATTAATTGTTTCCTAACTTACAAGATAAGTTATGCTAATATGATGGGTCAGATTTTATATAACTCTGGGTGTGGTGATGAGATTAAAAACATTCTTGCATCTATCGGAGCAGATAGTAGAATCGGATCTAAGTATCTAAATTATGGTTTAGGTTTTGGTGGCCCATGTCTACCTCGTGACAACCGTGCCTTAGGATACTATGCAGATAAGGTTGGCCTTAAGTATAGTCT